ATTGTTGTTCTTAACTTTAAACGAAGCAATAAGCCCGCGAATAGCATCAACTTGACCTGCGGCACTATACCCCATATTATTAAGTTTCTGAACAAGTTCTTGCATAGGAATTTTTGCCACGCCATCGGACTGACCTTTAATGATCAACATCTTTATGGCATTGGCAAAATTCTTATCGAAGCTTGCTAGTTCACTCAATATCACTCTTCATCTCCCTGCCAGTTGCTTCGCCTTCTGGACCAGCACTGCTTGGAAATATAGGAGCAGCTGGTTCAGCAGCCATATCGGTTGCGTCAATGCCAGCAGGTTGATCACCACTTGTTAAGCTAGTAATAGCTGAGTCAAGTGCATTTTTAGTATCCATTAAAGAAGTAATAGCTGTGTCAAGGGCTGTCTTAACTGTTTGCGCATACTGCTCACCGGCAGCATCACCAAAACGTTCTTTGATCTGATCAACTAAAGTAATCATATCGCTACCCAACATATCAGCGACATCTTCAATCATTCCTTGGAATTCATGGTTCATTGCTTTGGCAGCAATGACTACTTCAGCTTGTTCAATGTCGGCGTCATCAAGGTCACCCTCAAAAAGTACAGCGTCAACATTGGCCATATCTTCATAAATTTCTTTATAAAGAATAGCTCGAGTATATGCTTGGCCGCCTTTGCTTGCCAATGTATCAATTTCTTCATGTACACGAGTTAGCTCGTTTCTTAAACGTCTTCCGCCTAGGCTTTCGTCAACTACAATACTTTCTTTACGTAATGCAGAGCGAGCAGCTTGGGCTGGCGTGTTTGTGATTGTAATTTCATTAAATTTCATAATGTTCTCCAGTGATCTATTTAGCGTCTTTTTTTGTTTAACTTAGTAACCCGTTTGCTTAACGGGTTGAATTTCTTCGTTCTTTTAATTTTCATAGCAATCCTACCTCGCATCTTAGCTTTGGTTCGCTTGAATTGTAAACGCTTTTTAATATCTATTTTTTTACTGCAACTACTAGCGGCACTAACAACTCGTCCACGCTTTCTTCCGGAAGTACAGCGCACTTTGCGCTTAATCTTTTTTCCGCTTCGGGCCCATACAAGTTTAGCTTCTACTAGAATTATCATTTATTATTTTGGTAAATGTGTAATTACATATCCCAATAATGCAAGCAATCCTACAATCACTGTTGCAGTTGAAGTCACCATAATTTTGAACTTTTCGTCTTTGGCGCCAGATAACATGCTCTTAATCTCGTTCATGTTCTTCTGATTGTCTTGCTTAAAATTACTAAAATCATCGTGTAACTGATCTAATCGATGCTCTACCGTTTTAAACTTTTCTTCTAAGCGGCCGTATCGCTCAGCACACAATTCAACGTGCATTTCTAGGCTTGTATTTTCTGCAATTGCCATTACTTAATATCCATGTCTGAAGCACACGCCGAATCTTATCTGCGATGCAATAATTTAGTTTATGATGAGCCTGGAATGAGTTAAAGCGTATGTTAGTATTACGCTATATTTAGCAAATTAGAAAGATTCGTGGAGGATGAAGAACGTATTTGTATCTGGGCCAGTTGTGATAATCTGCCCAGGAAGTGTAATAGATTCTGAAAGTCCAGTAGTCATGTATTGGCCATTGGCTTCTACTGTTAAAGTCTCTTCTGTCATTTGTCCAATTGCACTAGCAATCCATTTTAGGCACCAGACACGTTGCTTTCCGCTAAAATTTTCACCAAATAGTTCAGTACCTAAATCTTGGCTTTCAATGCAATCAACTCCTGCTAATAATGGTTGACCTCTGTTAGCAATTACACTCATCAAGACTGCTAGGTTATCGCGGCCTGCAGGACTGATGTCATACAATGTCCATGCTGAAAAGAATTCTGGGTCGGCACCAAGGTGGGCACCAGGGATCATATAAGACTTCTTCTCTGACATTACAGGTTCCTTCCAATTGCGTAGCCTACAGCAAAACCGCCGGCTGCTTTGGCCAAACTAGACATGAACCCACTACCAGTTCTAGAACCTGTAATTGCGCCTGCGCCCACGGCTGCAAGTTCTGCATTGCCCACATCAGTGAGCTCCATGTTTTTATTCCTAGCAAGTGATTCAAGCACTGGAAGCAATTCGCTTCGGCGTCCACGCAATCTATAATACTGCAACAAGCGAGTCACACACAATTGACGTTGCATTGTTGTTATATTTTCCCAATCTGTAATTAGACGGCGAAGGCTTTTATAGTTGCTGATATCAATATTCATTTGACCTTCTAATCTATACATGATACGAATAGCAGTGGTACGGTCAAGAGAGCCATTGGCTATGCCGCGGACAAAATCTTTAACCAATTTGGCATTGGTATGCAATTGGGCTGCCAGTGCAGTATTTTGTTCAACTGCTTTGAGTTGTGTAGCAGTATGACCGTTTGGGTAAAGCATAATATGCAGACCTTGATATAGGTCAGTGCCACTGACTCTTGGCACTGCAAAATTTCCAAATGCCATGGTACGAGTTGCATACTCCTGTGCGAACGGGCGAGTTTCAAACTCCTTACTTAACATATACAGTGTAATCATATTAAGAAATACACTATCAACTGTGTCTCTTAGTGTCAGCTGATTAAGATAGTTATTACGAAACATCTTGCTTTCGTTACAATTTTCTCGAATGAAACTAAAGTCATCCATATTAAAATTTCCTCATGAATACAGGGCGGTTAACAATTTTAATCTTGCCGTGTGGAGTATCAGCAACAAATCCTTCGTGACCAGATTCATCTCTAATAGATGCAACTACAGCGGCGTCTTGGCTAGCATGTGTATCTAGCTGATGCTTAAGAGCATACTTCAAGTTGACCAATGCATTTGCAATTTTAAATACTGCACTAAAGCCTGTTTTATTTTTATTGATATGATCCAAAACGTTCTGAAGCTTGTTGGCTGTTATTTTACTGTCTGGACTTTGCAACCATGTTAAAAACTCAGTTGAAGTTGGTGCATCTTCGCCTCGATATGCTTTGAAGTTTAAAAAGCTTTTAAAAATATCAGGTAGATTGGAAATCTTCAATGCGCCAATGGCCATTGGGTTGAATAACTTATCAACTACTCCTGCATTTTTAGTAATTAGGTTGCGAACTGATTGCACATCATCTTCTGCCAAATCAAATGATGGAACACTGTCAATTTGCATTACTGGACTCAGTACTACCAGCCCAGGGCTTGGTTTCAATGATTCAATTTCAGCAGGTGTCATTGGTCTTGGTACAGCTTCATCTCTGTTGTTAAAGTAACTATGGACAACAATGCCTGCTTTGCTAGATTTAATTTTCTTTCCTAGCACACTTGACGCATCAATTGTATACTTCACTTTCAAAGGTTGAATTTCAATGACACCGTCATGCACAACTGGCTGACTCATCCACATGATATCGCCTTGAATAAATCCGCGAAATTTCACTGGCACAATCTTTTCAAGTAGCGGGTACAGCTTTGCAATCTGTGTTGCATATTCCATTCGAGTAGGCTCGTCGGGCTTACGATTAAAAATCATATCCTGGAACATCTTCTGATTACGAGCCATTCCGTCATACTTTTTGGCACTGAAGCCAGACTTGTCAGTTAGTATAAAACCCTGTTCGTCTCGACCAAAAATAATAGCCGGCGTGCCATCCCATTTAACAGTGTTAACACTTGGATTCTGGGCGGCGTGTGCAATAGCTTCTAATGCTCGTAGTGCTCCAGCAGAGCCTTCTTCAAATACTTTATCTTCAGGATGCGGGATACGTGCTTCTGCTTCTGCCAACATTGGCTTATTATATTTTGTTATTTCAAATATTTTCATTTTTATGTCCCATTTACTGCTGCCATAATTTTATCATATAACGGATCAGTTGGTTTAATTTCTTGATTGCCAATTTTAACTACTTCTGGCACGCCAGCCGGGGCTATTGGCTTGCCAGCCGGCTCTATTGTAGCATCTGCGGCAGCTGGCTCTGCGGCAGCGGGCGATGTTTTTAACTTCATATTATCAACCAACCCCATTGCCTCTTTGCCCCACGGTTGTACATAAAGAAGAGCACTTTCGGTA